TTTTCTCGATACACACTTCAGCGACTTTAAACAAATCCTGTTCTGTTTCTGATTTACCTATTTCTATCATCTCACTAGCATTTGGGTATCTCATTTCAAGTGACATCTCATTTCCAAGTTGTACTGTCTTATCGTGACCTTCAGTCTCATATAATTTAAAAGTATCCAATGATATTTCTATATCAATTGGTGCTTCACAATGACCGCAAAGAAGTCTCGCGTCTATTTTATCTGATATTGAAACCTTTCTCAGTTCCAAGAAAATTTGTTGCATATCAAAAATGGGTATCTTTTCCCCATCAACCTTACCGAAAGAACAATTGGTTACCACTTGTTGAGTGGCTTTTATCATTTCTTCTTCCTCTTTGGTTTCATTTGCTAATACAAGTAATTTTTCCTCTTTTACTAGGAAAGGTCTGAATTTCACTTTCTTACCTAGAGAGTGAACATGAACATCTATCAGAGGATGTTCAGTTATTGGTAGTGCCATATTATCCTCCAAACCTATCGTTATGGAAACCAAAATATCCATTCATAATTTCGATATTTTCTGCTTCACAATGCGAACAATTAAACTCTATTATATTTCTAACCACTGGCATGGTTTCAAAAAATAACTTTATAATATTAAACTCTTGTCTTGTCAACGAATCGACAAACTCTATTTTATCTTCAGATGGAATATCATTCCACACAGCAGTATCTTGTTCTATTTCTTCAATACACAAACCTGCTAAATCATAAAATTCCGCGTATTCTTTTCCTTCTGTCATCTCAAATAATTCTTTTGCTGTTGGGTATCTCATAGTTACAACTAAGTTATCTCTTATTGGAAATACTGGTTTATGTCTTTCATCATATACCGTTTCAAAATTATCTATTTGAATATCAACTATATTTCCTTCTCCACATTCATCACATAATATCAGCCACTCTGGCATCTCTATACCAGAAATTTTTGTTAATTGAATCCATATGTTTTGTAGGTCAAAGATGGGTAAAGTAAATCCATCCACTTTACCCAAAGAACAATTAGTAATACATTTGCTTAATGTTTCTATTGATTCAGAACGACTCTGTTCTTTTAAGTTTTCAAATAGTTTTTCCTCTTTAACCAGAAATGGTCTAAAAGGAATTTTTTTATCTAGTTGAAAAACATATATGTCCGTCAACGGATATTCCGCTTTTGGCAGCGTCATAACAAACCTCCAATAATTTAATCAACCCAATCATTAATGTTATCTGCAATCTTACTTTTAATTGCATTTTTGAAACTATTCTTACGGAAATTGAGTAATCCAAATAATTTTTCTGAATCTCTCGAATCAACCGCACGAGAAGACCACCTTCTAAAAGCAAAAGTACAATTGACTCTGACAATGCCTTCAGCACTTTGCCCCATTGGTAAAATATTCATGAGTCTTGGAAACGCATCATATAATTTCCATCCTGTTACCCTATTGTCTTCTCTATCTAAGGCAAAAACTTCAACCTGTCCAACATGTTCATCTGGAAAACTTACTTCTTTTGATATTGGATTCGCAATAATGGTCATCCAGTTTTCAAAGTAAGACCTAACATCCCAATTATCATCACAGAAAAATGTAAATGCTGCTGTGTCTCCAAAGTATTCTACACCATGAGCTCTTTGTTCCGTCCAATGACTTATCATAGTTGGTGTCCATTTTATTTGCAGGCCTGGAATTTGAGCTTCCTCGCATAGCAATGATACTTCTCTATCATCTGTAAATTTTTGGGGACTGCTAATTACAATTTCAAATCTATTAGACCTAGCAAGGTCATTCTTTCTAACCTTACTAATGAAATCTCTTGTTTTAAAATAAGCCATTAAATCATTCTCCTAGACTTTTGGAATACGGTGTTCTTACTAACATTAAAGTCTTCTACTGGCAAAAATATAGCACCTTTCCAATCTTGTGGATTGATTTCATAAAATCTAGACCTTAGTTGTTTTGTTAAATATCTTTTTACGCATGGTTTTACTTCTGGAAACTGGGCAACATTGTTCAATAAACTCCAGTTAAATTTCATTCTACTTTCATCTTCAATTGCTTGGTCATCTAATGTTTCCATTAATTTGCCTAATAACTGAGCTCTCATCATGTAAGGTAGATAATGTAAATTCAATCCCCAGAAACCATCTGCGGTTGGTTCAAATGGAAGACATAAAGGAAAAGCATCGAAATACGGTAATTTGTCTTTCCATTTCGCGTCATACCTAAACAGATACATTGAACCTATAGTAAATTTACCAACTGGTTGACCTATATCAGATGATATAGCGCTGGATGGACTGTTTACGCCACGCATGACTTGTCTTACTTGGTTCATGTACCAATTAAATGACTTTCTTCCAGAATCGGAGTTCGGTCTAATTTGTAAAAATGGATTTGCCATGAGACTATTTATAACAGTTTGAAAGCCACCCATGTTCATTAAAATTTAATCAAATCTTAATCAAATTGTAACACAAAAGCGCACGGCAAAGATATAGGTATCAATAAATATTTTACATATAATATTAATTTATCTACTTAATGAGGTAAAGGAATGAAACTCAAGTTCGTTCTCTTAGTTGTTTTATTAACAACACCATTCGCAACCCCCTACGCTAATCCATATTTAGAACTCAAGAACACAGTTCCCTTCAAAGATTACCACTCTGAAACATCTACAAGTCATTTAAGACTAGGATATAAGTTCGACAACAATTTTTATGTCGAAGGTGGTGCTATGTCGCATGGTTCTAGTTATGAGGCTGGATACAAATTCAAAAAAGGAAAATGGACTATCAAGGGAAAGTGGGAAGGTTCAGATTCAAGTAAAAGGGACTATTTTAAATCTAAAATAGAAACAGAACTCAGATATACTTTTGGAGACTAACATGGATGTAATGACGCTCTTGTGGACTTGTTTGGGATTTGCTTTTGCTAGTTATACAGTAATCGCAAATGATAGTATTCAAACTCTTGGTACTTGGATTGCATCTAATAAAGAGAGATTTGATTGGAAGATAATGTGGGCAGCCGCAAGTAGTGTTTTGTTATTTGCTATTTGGTATGGATGGACAGTCAATGCTGGTGATATATCATATGGTAGATTAGATAGAATACCGTATGTAGAACCACAATGGTATCATGCAATGGCACCAGCAGTATTGTTATTACTTACTAGATTTGGTGTTCCTGTTAGTACATCGTTTTTAGTGCTAAGTGCATTTGCGAGTACATTCGTTTTAGAAAAGATGTTAGTCAAATCTTTTGCTGGTTATGGTGTAGCGGCTGTGAGTGCATATGTCATATGGGCAGTCGTATCAAAATGGTTACAGAATGTAGAATTGCGTGGTAGTGATAGAAACTGGCGAATACTACAATGGATTATTACTGGTTGGTTGTGGTGGACTTGGTTATCACATGATATGGCAAATATGGCAGTATTCTTACCGCGTGAAATCGATATCGTTCCATTAGTCGCTATTAGTGCATTGTTTGTTGCTGGTATGGGATGGATGTTTAAAGAACAGGGTGGTAAGATACAACATGTAGTTCAGAGTAAGACAGATACAAACTATGTTAAGAGTGCAACTTTAATTGACTTCATATATCTCATAATTCTATGGTACTTTAAACAATACAACAATATACCAATGAGTACAACATGGGTATTCATAGGATTGTTAAGTGGTAGAGAACTTGCTATTGCAACATTTGATGCTACCAGAACTAAAAACTTCAAAGAGGTATTCCCAATAATCGCTGGTGACTTTGGTAAGTTGATGGTAGGTGTTGCCGCTTCAATGGGCATTATTATAGGTATTCATACTTTCGCGTAGATACCTAATTCTTTTTCAGTAATTATTTTAAACTCCCAACCTCGGTCAGCACAGTACTCTCGTGCTGACTTCCACTTTGCTTCATTGATACCATAGTTAGCAATCTCTTGTAGATACTTCTTTGTTTTCTTTCTTGGTTCTGGTGGTTTAGTGAATCGCTCTGGTTTAACTTCTATTAGATATGTACCGCCAACTGTCTTGATATAAAAGTCCACATAATAACTGTGTATCCTTCTATCTAAAGGAGACCTATAGGGTATCGCTATAGGTTCAGATGCCCACTCTAAAACATCTTGGTTCTTGTCGCACCAATTCATAAATTTTAGTTCGTAAGCTGACCTATAAATAACCTCATTAAGATTACCGCGATACTTTTTCGCGTTTTTTGGAATAAATTTTCCTTGATGGATATCTTTTCGGTACGGCATGTTATAAATAGTCCAATAATATCATAATTACTATTTATTCGGAGTTTGAGAATGTCCTCAGCAACAGCAGAAGAAAGTCAAAATAAAGTTGAAACCTCTGTTTCGGCAGCCAAGAGCAATCCAGAGGAAGCAGCGGGTAAAACCCCCAACGAGGATGTGGGAACAGCTACTTCAACGGAGAAAGATAAGAATCAACCAAGTGAGGTGCCTGAAAAACCGAAGACTACTTTTCAATCTCTTTCTTATCCTCAAGGTTTGGATAATACGGACGAATTTCCACATCAAATAATGTTCAATGTTTTGATACGACAAACAGATGCCGAACATGAAGCTAATAGTCATTTGGGTGAAGGTGGAAAGGGTGAAGACCTTATTAGTCGTAACCCAGACATGACCAATGAAAATGCAAAAAAAGTTTCTAAACAATTAACCAATGCTGCTATTGGTGGTTCTACTGCTTTGGCAGCATTTGCTAAAGGTGGTTTGCCGGGAATTGGAATAGGACTTGCTGGTGGTGCTGGTTTAGCATTTTTTGGTGACAGGATGTCTGCCCTTGTTGATGAAAATATAAAGTTATCAAGAAGAAATGTTGCTCGTATAAGAATGGCTATGCCACAATCACCACAAAATAAAATGACCGCTGAATGGAGTGTCACGGATTTTGGTTCTATTATGGGAGCTATAATGGAAGGTGCTGGTGATGAAGGTATAATGAATATGATAAAAGACGCGGATATGACGGATGAAGCTGGTCAGGCAATGCTTAGAACTGCTGCTGGTGCGTTGAACATAACTAAACAGGCAGGATTAAATATCCCAGCACAAGCAACTATAGAATTGATGACTAGGAAAGTTACAAACCCATTTAAAGAAACATTATTCAAAACAATGAACTTTAGGGATTTTCCTTTTGTTTTTAAATTCGCACCGAAAAATGACCAAGAATTATTACAGACCTTAAAGATTATTAATGTATTTGAGAGATATATGACTCCACAAAAATCGCCAGGCTCTTTCTTTCTGGAATATCCTGCCGAGTTTGAGATAGTATATCAATATAAAAATAAAGAGAATAGGTATTTTACTAACTTCTTTAATGATACTGCTTTAGTTAGTTTTCAAGTGGATTATGGAAATGGTGGAGTATATACTGCATTTCAAGGAACAGAAGGTGCGCCTTCAGAGATAACTATGTCTTTGCAGTTTAAAGAACTTACTCTTCTTGACAGAGATTCTATTGTTGATATAACTGGACAATCAACACCTATGGGTGGGTTTACTGGAGAAAACTCAGTACAAGGAC